TTCTTTGATAACACCGTTATCCCATATCCATTCTTTGCCTTCCATAATACCGTCAACAAATGCATCTGGTGCTGATGGATCAGCAACAATGTCAACAGTAGAAAGAACAAAATCACTTTGTACTTCGTTTACACCCTTCTTATTTGGTTTAACACTTCCCATACCTCTGGAAGATACACCAAGCTTAACACCTTCACTAATAAGATTTTTTACAATCTTACCATTTGGTGTATCCATAATTTTTGCTTTACCAATAAAATTCTTACCATCTTCTGTCAATTCTTTAATAACGTGTGAAACTCTATCCAAGTTAATGATAGGTCCTGCTGGATGACCAAGCTCACCAAGAGCCCGACCTTCTGCAACATATCGTCTATTAAAGTTATTAACTTCTTTCTGTAAAACAGCATGAGGATATATTCTGCCATTCTGATTTTTCATATCAGCTTGCATAAAAATACCTTTAATATACTGTTCTTTACCTTTACCTTCAGTAATATACTCAACCTCATTAGTATGTTCAGTTATTAATTTCATGCTTTATCCCCTCTTTTCTTTAATCGTTCAGCTTCTGCACCACGAACTTTTGGTAATATTTTTTTAGCAATTCTTTTAATTACAGTTTTCTTTTTGTCTAATCTTTTTTCTAATCTTTCTCTGCCTGATATAGATAACTCAGATTTCTTCCTATCTTTTAAAATTCTTTTTGTAATTATATCTCTTGCTTTCTTCAATGCTCTTGATTTTAATTTCTCAGGAGTTGCTCTACGTTTCAAAGCAATCTTACGTTTCCGTGCAATTTGTTTTCCTTTTGCTTTCATCATTCTTGACTTCTTCATACGAGTTGATTTACTCATCACTTCATCAAGAATATTATCAATCATATCATCAATCTGTTTCATTATCCCCTTCCCACTCAGCATCTATTTCATCATAGAATTTTTTCTTATCAGTACCTTTTAATTGTGAAGGACTTGTTACTCCATACTTTTTTAATTTAGCATCAAAGAATTTTTTATAAGCTGCCTTGTCACCTGTTCCACCATCTTTACCTTCATCCTTTGGTGTGTCTTGTGATGCTTCCCATTCTTTGTGTGTCATGTCAGAATGAACTTTATCACAATCATGGTTCTCTGTTCTTCGACCATCACCACCATGACATCTTTTTCGCATACCATCTGATTTAATATATTCGACTACATTTGAAATAATACTTTCCTTTGTACTCTTATCCATTCTCTTTTGCATTTCTTTTTCACGGTCTGTTTGTCGCTTCGCTTGTTCTTTATCTTGCTCAGCTTTTCTAACGGCAATTTCTTTTTCTCTATTAGCACGCTTTAAAGAATTTTCTTTATCTCTATTAGCTCGCCTTACAGATGTTAAATCTTCTTTGAAAGTATTAATTACATTTCTTAATAAAGTTTTCATTTATCTGCCTCAGTAGGTTCTGGTGCTGGTGCATTTTGTGTTGGTAATTCATAGTTGAAAGATGTTTTAAAATCTTCAATTGCTTTAAAAGATTTGTCTTTCAAAATTTTGGTAATACCATCTCTAGCTTTATTTAATTTTTTATTAATAATATCTTTTAATACAGAACTTTTAATATCAGTCATTGTTAATCCTTTCTTTCATTACATTTTTAATAGATTCAATTAATAAATTGTCTGTAATAGTACCTTCTTTAATCAACTCTTTAATTTGTTTTTCACCATCTTCAACGATATTGATTTCTTTTAATAGTGTATCTTTCATTCTATTTTCTTTATAGTTTTCAAGAAAACTTTTAGTCTTTATTTTAAGAATAGATTTCATGGTAGTTTGTGATTTAGAATTCTTCATCTTCATCTCCCATATCATCCTCTTCCTCTTCTGGTTTTTCTGCGGCTATTTGTTTATCAATTTTTCTAATCTGCTCATCACTTTGTTGTAATATATTCTTACGCAGATACTCTGATGAAATGTATTTACCAACATACTCCTCAGCCATTGAAACTAACTCAAAACGATCCCTCATTATCTCAGAGTTCTTTAACTCCATGAAGTGTGAATCTTTTGCCCAGACATATTCAATGCGATCTCTAATAGACGCCCAATCTTCTTCTTTAATAATACCTTTAAGAATCAATTGAACTCTTAGTAAATCACAAAAAAGATAAGAAAATTTATGTCGTAATCGTGAAACAAACTTTCCAAACTTTACTTCATCTCTTGTAATCTCAGAAGCTCTTCCAAGATTAAACGATGTTGAATCAGCACCCTCAATTCTTGAGATTGGAACATTCAACGACTTATACAACTTCTTTCTAAAATATTCTATGTCATCTGTTTCACCAAGATTCTGTCCACCCGGTAATGTACTGATTTCAGTACCACGACCACCTTCTCGTCTTGGCAACCAGAAATCTTCCAACATAGAAAGATGTTTTCGTTGATCTTCTACTTCTCCCGATGAAGCATTATAAATCATTTTCTGTTTATACCGATTCATTACTTGTTGTAAGTACTGCTCGGCTTTCAACTTCGGAAGATTACCAACATCAATATAAAATATTCTTCGTTCAGGAGCTCTTGCTAACCTATAGATTACTAGAGCATCCTCAATCATTCGTAATTGATTAAATGGTTTAATTGCTTTATACAAATAACCAATAACAATTTGTTTTGCTGTATCAATTAATCCTGAGTGAACATATGAAATTGCATCGGGAGTAACACGAATAGCCTCTTGTCCCGGCATACCCTGATGAAATGTACTAGTTGTCATTGAGTCCGGAGTATAAACATAATACTCAAGAATATTCTTAATAATTTCTACACCACCCGGACCAGTTTTTTCTTTTTCAACTTCACGGACTTTACTGATATTTAATGGGTCGATTGGAATCAATTCTTTAATTCCATCTTTAGGTCTACTCTTATCAACAACTATATGGTGATACAATCTTGCATCTATGTACCACTTTCTAAACAAGTCTGTACCGTTATGATTAAAATCTAACAAGTCCAGAATTGTAGAGAACTCTGAGTGTATTTTATCTTTAATACTATCAGTATAATTTAACTGATTTAAATCGAGTGCTACTACTGGTTTTCCTTCTTCGTGAATTACTGCGTCATTTATTACATCTTCAACAGCTCCATCCACTTCTTGAGAAAAACTCATCTCACGATATTTTTGAACTAAAACCTTTTCATCTTTTGCATCAACATCTTGATTAAGATAATGACCCATGATACCACCACCATCAACAACGGTAGTTGCACCATCAGTATTTTCTGGTGTTACAAAAGTTTTTTGTTTTTTTTCTTTTTTAGATTTTATTTCAAAACCAAATAATTCAATAGCCATAAAAAGTTTCCTTGTTTTTTTTCATAATATCAAGAGGAGTGGGTTAACCCCCACTCCTCTTGTTTATTCAGTTTTTATCAAACACCAATAATGGCTCGTAACTTACCAATCTTAGCATCAATACCACCACCGGTAACACCATTCTTATCTCCTCGAATATGCCAAGAAAGAGAATCTTCACCACTCATGGTCGCATTTGCACCAGTATTTCTAGTTACCCAATAATTTACTGCGAATGTTACTGAGTATTCTTCGACAGCATCATTGGAATCCCACGCAACATCAATCGCTGCAACTTCAGTAGGCATAATTTCCATAAAATAAGATGAGACAGCTTCTCCCTTTCGACTAATTTGTGTAACAGTTCCTTGACCATAAGGATTGTCCATTGCTTGATAATTGGCACCATGATTTTGAATCAAAGACATCCAACCTTCAAAAGCATGACGGATACTCATATCTACATCATTATATACTGTTACTGTCCAATCAGCATATGTGCGATCACCTGGAACTTTCAATTGTCGGCCAAGATAATTTACATCAATTGCAGGAACCGATGACGCAGGCATAGATGTTCCTTTACAATGAAAACTAAAATCACTGCCTAATGAGACAGGTCCCGGCGGCACTATCCTACAGTTAAATAGATTGGGTCGTACCCCACCCTTAAATCTACTGCTAAAATTTGAAATTGTTGACATTTTATTACTCCTTTAAGTATAGTCTTTTGTAAGTATTTATAAGATTAACCACCGATTTCTGAGAAAGAAACATCAGTACGAGCGGCAATAAAGTTCAATTGAATGTAATTGATAGACCTTGCAGGTTTAATAAAAATATCTCCTACAAACTGATTCGTATCAATAATTTGTCCAGTATTATTAGAACTATCACATACTACCTTAAAGTCAGTAATACCACGGCGACCCTGTACTTCTCGCAAGAAAGGAGCAACCATATTTACGAACTGAGCTCGTGTAAATTCATCGTTGAACTCAAACAACATAGCCTTAGCAGCAGTACTGATTGCTTTTTCGAGAACAATAAACAATCTTCGTACATTGATTCTATCAAACGCACTCGGAACTGTCTGCATTGTTTTATCACCCCAAAGAACTACACCAGCACCTGTCTGTGTAATAATAGGATTAATACTTAATGGATACATTGTGTCACGGTCTGCTTTAGTAGCTTCCCAAGAAAGTTTAACAATGTTCTTGATAGAACCACGATTCAACCCAGCAGGTGACCACCAACTGTCATGAGAATAATCAGTTCTAGCACAAAGACCAGCAATATCACCATTCATCGGAACATACATAAATGTATCTCGATATCGGTCATACTGATATTTCCAAGCACTATCCATAACTGCATAACTTGAAGAACCAAGAGCAGTATTGTCTGTAGTAAGGTCAGCTACTTCAGATCCTGAGTTATTAACAACAGAAGTTGATGCAGGTGAAACAAATGCCATACAATCTTTTCGTGTTGCAGCTAT